AGACGATTGTGTCCAGTTTGGCTCCGCTATTGGCTCGGAAGTATCGCACGCTGCCGCCTTCCAGTCTTTCGACGGTCACGCCGGTCTGCGTGGTCGTGTTTCCGGTCAAAACCGTGCCGGGATCGTCCATGTCCGGCCCGCCGTGCTCGTTATGCTCGATCAGGCCGATTGACGACAACATCAGTTGCGCCATCCGCTCCCATTCGTGCGATTGGAGCATGTCCTTGAGGTCATTCAGCGCATGAGTGAACGCCGGAAGTCCTCGGCCTTGCTCTTGCCATGTCGGCCGCAACGCCGCCAGCCCGATTGCCGCCTTCCGAGTGGGCATCCGGTCGGGTGTCGATCATGGACGGGCTGACCCCGAAATACCAAATCGAGAATGCTCCGTGGCAACGCGAACCTCTCGACACGCTGGCCGATGCGGACGCCAAGGAAATCGTTTTCCTAGCGCCAATCGGAACCGGCAAGACGACGTTCATGGAGGCTGGACTGCAATACATCATTGCCGAAGATCCAGGCCCGACGTTGCTGGTCGGTCAGACTGACGATGACTTGAAGGATTGGGCGGAAACCCGGATGGACTACGCGATTCAGAACACGCCAGAAACTGCCGCGTTGCTGCCGAAGGATGTTCACAAGAAACGGAAGATGCAGATTCTATTTCCGCACATGAGCCTGTTTCTAACCGGGGCAAATTTGTCAGGACTGCAAGCAAAATCAATGCGCCGTGTATTCTGTGACGAAGCATGGCAATACAAGCGGGGAATGTTGACGGAAGCTCGCGGGCGATTGCATGATCGTTGGAATCGTCAATTCTTTGTCATGTCACAAGCCGGATACGTTGGCGATGATTTGGACAAGGCGTGGCACAATTCCGACAAGCGCGAATTTGTATTTGATTGCCCGAAATGTGGAACAACCCAACCGTGGCGATGGGTGAATGTCGAATGGGATCAAGATGAATCGCTTTCGGCAATCGACAAAGCACGGACGGCTAGAATCCGATGCGACAACAAAGAATGCGATTGGTTTTTACCGGACCATTCGCAACGCAGACGAGAGTTGTCAGAATCGGCGCGTTACATGCCAACGGGACAGGGCGTTCCTGGTCACATCGGCTTCCACTACAACACGCTGTGCAACTGGCGCAAACCGTTGTGGGAGCTTGTATTGTTGTGGCTGGAAGCGCAAGAGGCACTTAAAGGCGGTAACAACGACCCATTGCGTCAATTCCTGCAAAAGCGATTGGCCGAGCCATGGAACGAGGATCATTACGAAAGCAGGCCGGAGATATTTACCAGCGGATACACCATCGGAGAATACGCCCAAGGCGAACCAATCGACAACGAAGCGTTTCGGTTTATTACGGTTGACGTTCAGCGGGATCACTTTTGGGTTTGTATTCGCGCATGGACACAGGACGGTGAAAGCCGCTTATTGTATTACGCCAAACACGAAACCTTTGACCAAATCAAAGAACTGTCGGAGCGTTACAAGGTCGGCGCAAATCGAGTGTTGATCGATGCGGGATACAACCGAGACATGGTTTTGTCGGCATGCGCTTTCAATGGTTGGCGGGCATTGATGGGGCGGGACATCGATAGCTTCCCGCATTTCTTACCAACGGGGGAAAAGATCAGTTTGCCATACTCCAAGGCGCGGAACGAAATCGCACAAGGCAACCGCAACGCAAAGCTGTATTTCTGGTCATCCGAGCGAGTGAAGGATATTCTTTACGCCCACCGGACGGGCGAGGCTCAAATGTGGGAAATACCGGAGGATGCGCCGGATGAATACACAAAGCAAATTGATTCCGAATCCAAGAAAGAAGATGCCAGCGGAAAGACAAAGCAAGCTGTGTATCGATGGGTGAGGATCAAGAAAAACAACCACGCATGGGACTGTGAAGCCATGCAGATGGTGGCGGCAATGATGTGCCGGATTGTTCCTGGGTTTAAGTAGCTTTTGACACACGCGCATAAAGCGTGGACGCTAAAACATGGGAGCTTGCCCGCGTATGGGCAAAAGGCGCATTGACCAGCCGTAAGAACTACGCGCTTATCAAGAGCTATTACGAAGAACTTTTTGCGTCATCTTTGACCGTTGGCGGGTTGGATTCCATGACAACCGGGACAAAAAACGCTGTGTCCATGGGCAAGCAGGTGGGCTTGTCAATTCCTGAGACACTGATGGCATTGCAACGCGCTCTTGAATGGGCGGATCAAGGTTGCATCCCATCCCGCACAGCATCACTAGGTCGCTTTTGACATTGCCTATGTAGGTTAGCATGTCACTTGTCGATCAATACGGGCGGAAGATCCAAAACACGGCGGCACGGGCCGCACAGCATGACGGATACCGCCCATGGGAGCCTGTTGACCGAAAGGACATCGACGACCTGATCCCTATTCGTGACCGTGAAACTCTGCGAAGCCACGCGAATCGGGTTTACATCAACTTTGGACCGATCAAAGGCGCGATTAACCAGCGCGGAATGTATGCCGTAGGGCGGGCATGGAATGCGTTTTTCCGTGGTATGGATAAGGACTTTGGCGACAAAGCAACCGAGTGGCTAAACGAGTCGTTTTACAGCATCGGAGACGTTCGTGGTGGCATTCATGACCTTAAAACCAATCTTTTTGTTTGGTCAAAGTCCATCGATGTTGATGGCGAAGTGTTTATCCTGCTTACCGAGACGGATAACAAGTATCCGCAATACCAAGGAATCCCATCACACCGGATTTGCACACCGCAAGGCATGGCCGATGGGCCAATGAGGGGAGGAAAACTGATGGACGGCATCATTTATTACCCGTCCGGCGCACCGAAAGAGTATGCGTTTGTCGATAAGGATAAAAAACTGATCGAATGGATTCCGGCGCAAAACATGATCCACTTGCTTGATCCAGAATGGGCGGCACAGGGGCGCGGATACACAGCTTTGACGCATTGTATCAACGATTGCCGAGACATGATCCAGTCAAACGAATGGGAGCGGCTTGCCATGCTGCAAATGTCGGCTATTTCGCTTATCGAATACAACGAGCACGGCGGTCCTGACCCTGACAACCCATACAACGACCTTGTGGGCGGGCTAGGCGACACTGGCGGTAAAGGAATGACAGTGCAAAGCATGGACGGTGGCACCGTGCGCTATTTCCGTAGCAACTCAGGCGGTAAAATTGAAGCGTTGCAAAACACGCGACCAGGATCACCATTCCTTGACTACCACGAACGTCTTATCAAGTCCGCTTATGTCGGGCTAAACTGGCCGTATTCATTCTTCACGGGCAACGGCATCGGTGGCGGCACCGCGCAACGAACGGAAATTGCTGCCGCGCAACGGGTAGTTGATGATCGACAAGACCTTTTGGAATACGCCATGCGCCGGATTACTGGATATGCCATTTCCAAGGCAATCAAGCGCAAAGAACTGCCAGCCTCACCAGAGTGGTATCGTTTCGGTTTCTCCAAGCCGCCTAAGCTGACCATTGACGATGGACGAGTGATGAAGGAACTGGAATCCAGCTACAAACTAGGATTCAAGTCGGCATCCGACATCACCGGAGCCATGGGGCGTGAATACAAAGACGTAATCCGGCAGAAAGCGGAAGAAGCCGCATTGCGCCAAGTCATTGCCAAAGAAATCGGAGACAAATACGGCGTGGAGATTGAACCACGCGAGCTGCTGATGCTTACGCCAAACGAAATGGGCGAGAAGCAGGAGAAAGAATCAAACGGAAAACAACCAACAACGGAAAACGACGACGATGAATCTTGAAATTCAAAACCGCAAGGGAAAGCTAAAGCTAAACGATGGTGTCCACAAAGAATCTGCCGACAAACTGATTGAGGAACTAGACCGCATGTATGGTCCGTCTGCCGTATCTGCTGGCCTATCGATTGGCGATGTTGTTTGCTCTGCTGCTGACGCGCTGGAAGGCGTAGAAGTTGAAATCAATAGCCCAGGTGGATCAGTGTTTGAAGGCCACCGGATTTACAACGCTTTGCGGGAAATGGCGGGGCGCGGTGTTCCAATTACCACCACCGTAAACGGACTAGCGGCATCGATGGGTAGCGTAATCCTTATGGCTGGCGACGAACGCCGCATGACAAAAGGTAGCCGCATCATGATCCACGAAGCGTCAACAATGGCGTGGGGTGATGCCCGCACGTTGCGTAAATCTGCTGACTTACTGGAAGGCATCAGCGCGGAGATTGCGCAAATTTACTCCGAGCGAACTGGCGGCGATGAGTCAGAGTTGCGAAATCTGATGTTGGCGGAAACATGGATGACGGCAGACGAGGCAAAAAACCTTGGGTTTGTGCATTCGGTTGTTGGAGAAAAGAAACAAGATGCCAAGGCGGAATTTGACAAAGGAAACAAGGGCATGGCTAACATTCTCTCCAAACTGTTCCCCGGCAACGAGCATGCCGAGCAAATCGAAGCTCAGTTGCAAGAACTCGACGCACTCCGCGCAGACCTTACTGCCGCGCAAGGACGTATCGACGAGCTTGTGAATCTGGAAGTCGAAAAGGCCGCGATTGCTGCCGAGCTTGCCGAAGTCAAAGGCGAAATCGAAACCAAGGACGCAAAAATCAAGGAACTGGAAGAATCTGCCGTCACGGTAGAAAATCGTTCCAAAGTGCTTGCCGCTGAACTTCTCGCCGCAACCGGACATCCCGCTCCCGTGGCTGTTGAAGAAAATGGCGAGACTCTTAGCATACTCGACCAATTCAATAACCTCAAAGGCGCGGACGCTACCGCATTCTACAAAAAGAACCGCAAGGCAATCCTTGATGCTCAATCCAAACTCTCCCACTAACTAACGAAAAACCACCATGGCTACTACATTCAACGATAAGATTTACACCCAGGAAGTGCTTAACGCTTTCACGGCTGGACTTGCTCCACTGTCTGCGTTCACCCGCTCTTTCTCGCCGGAAGCTCGCCGCAAGGGTGACGCTATCATCATCCCTCGCGTGGACGCTCTGAGCACCACCACCTTTGCTTACGCCAACAACAGCGGATTCCCCTACGAAACCGAAGCTGGCACCGTGGCCGCAATCACACTCAATCTGGATCAACACCAGATCGTCGGCGTGGACATCACTGACATCCAGTTCGCCAACTCCAGCAACGCAGACATTACCCTTTTTGCCCAGCAACAAGGTCGTGCTCTCGCCCGCAAGTGCATTGGCAACGTGTTCAGCTTGCTGTCCATCACCAACTTCGGTGCTGCTGCCGCAACTCCGGTTTCCATCGCAAACACTGGCATTGCTCAAATTCGCGCTGCTCGTAGCACGATGGTTGGCCGTCAAGTGCCGATGGACAACCTCTCGCTTATCGCCGCCGCTGAACTCTACAACGCGCTGCTTGGTGATTCCAACATCCAGCAATCGTTCCAATACGGCGGCAGCGAAGGCATCCGCGAAGCCCGCATTCCTCGCCTTCTTGGAATGGACGTTTACGAAACCAACGCGCTTGCCCTTGGTGGCACTCTGTCGCTGATTGGCTTCCTCGCCCATCCTGACGCGCTTGCCCTTGCTGTCCGCACTCTGCAACCGCAGGACGGTGGAGACAGCTACCTTGCCGTGGAAACTGTGACGGACGCTGAAACCGGACTTGGTTTCACCTATCGCCGCCACTTCAACCCAGGTAGGGGCCGTCACTTCGCAAGCATTGAGTGCTTGTTCGGTGTTACGACCGCTCTCACCTTGGGCATCGGACTGCTTCGCAAGGCAGACTAAACTTTGTTTCGGTTGGTATTCATTGCACAGACCGCCGCATCCTTTCTTGGGTGCGGCGGTTTTGTGCTTGCCAAGTGCGACAATTCATGGCTTTATGCCTCCGCAAATGAAAAACATGAAATTGAGCCTGTCGGTAATTACGGGGAATTGCGAGAAGGATGTGGAAAGATTTCTGGATACATTCCAGCCGCATTTTGATGAAATCGTGATGGTGCGGGCGATTGGTAACCAGAAGCCGGACGGGACCATTTCAATTGCCCGCAAAAGGGGTTGTAAAACCGCTGAATACATTAATGACAAAGCATCATGGACCAAAGAATGGGATCATGTCGATGATTTTGCAGAGGCGCGAAATACATCCATGGGGCATTGTTCCGGCGACTGGATCATGTGGGCAGACATGGACGACACTGCGGAAGGATTGGAGCATTTGCGCGACATCATAGCCAAGATTCCAGACGGCACGGACATTATTCGTTGCCCCTACGTTGTCAGCGATCAAGGAGTGGTGGCGAACTACCGCGAAAGACTTTGGCGCAACAACGGCAAGCACGGATGGAAAAACGCGCTGCACGAAAACCTAGTGCGACTGGATGGACAAGAAGCACCGCAGGCGCAGACGGACAGGCTCAAGATGATCCACATTCCACGCCATGATCGGGACTGCTCAAAGGAACGGAACCTCAGAATTCTTGAAAGCATACCAGAAGCCGACAGGACTCACGCACACACGTTCTACCTGATGACGGAATACGCACGGCGAAAGGACGCAAAAGCCGTAGAACTAGCGCAACAATTCCTAGCCCATCCAGAAGGAGGACCAGCGGAAAGATTTGAGACGTTTATGACGCTGGCGGGCATGGCGGATGACTTTGGACAAAAGGCGCAAATCTACACACAGGCATTCAGTGAAGATCCATCGCGGTCCGAGCCGCTTTACGAATTGACCGCCCTTTCTTTGTCATGTGACGAGCCGCACCGCGCCATGGCATACGCTCGCCACATGATGACCTGCCAATGGCCTGAGAATCCATGCTGGAACCATCGCCGGATGTTCTATGGATACTTTCGTCAAGACCTGTATTGGCAAGCTATGCGGGCGTGTGGAGAGGTTATCGAGTCAGACACAAGGCGGCACAACGCGATGGTCGATACGGGCTTGCCGATCATTTCTTTACTCCACGCCACACGGGGCAGGGCGATGCAAGCAATCCGCTGCCGTTCCGAGTGGTTGCGCACGGCAGACCACCCTGAGCGCATCGACCATGTTTTCGCGGTCGACCTAGACGACGAATACGCCGAAGTTTTTACCCGCTTTCCAACTGTGTTTGTATCTAAGGAAAACTCCGGCCCGGTATTGGCGTGGAATGCCGCCGCCGGATCATGCAAGGGCGATGTTATGGTTCAGCTTTCCGACGACTGGAAGCCGTTTAAGGGGTGGGATACGGCCATTATGGAAGCGATTGCCGATACGTCAAAGCCGAGCGTTCTAGCTGTATCTGACGGCCACAGAAAGGACGATCTGCTTTGCATGGCGATACTTACCCGCGCACGTTACAAGCATCAAGGATACCTTTTCCATCCTGAGTTTTTCAGCATGTTTTCAGACAACTGGTTTTCCCATTGTGCCTTCCGTGATGGCGTTGTAATTGACGCACGGGACCGGATTACGTTTGAACATGTTCATCCGGCATTCGGAAAGGGAGAGATGGACGAAACATACGCCAGAAGTAATTCACAAGCCAACTATGTTATCGGGAAAACGATTTTCGACAGGCTTGTGTCCGGCGCGGAGATGGAATACCACGGCCAAATACTGCAAGACAAAATAGCCGACAGGTTTTTCATGCTGCAAAAGCCGCAAAACATGCGATACATTGATGTGGGCGCATACGATGGTGTGACGTTCAGCAACACCAAGTTTTTCGACGGAATGGGCTGGCAAGGCATATGTGTTGAGCCTGTAAAGGAATCGTTTGAAAAGCTAAAGGCGGCAAGACCAAACGCGATTTGCCACAACGTGGCGATTTCAAAGGATGGCGGGCAAATGCAGATCAAAAAACCCGTGCAGTATGACGAGGATCACCCGCTAGCCGTATCATCCGCAAATCCAGACCTTGAAAAATGGGATGGCAAATGGGAAGTTGAAACCGTGAACACATGCACAATCGAATCCTTAATCCCGCAAGACTGGCAAGAGGTTGACCTTTTGAGCATTGATGTTGAAGGCATGGAGATTGACGCGATCCAGACCATTGACCTAGACAAAAGAAAGCCCAAGCTAATCATCATTGAAAAGAACGAAAACGAAGAAAGCATTTGCGCTTACTTGGAAAAGTTTGGATACATTGTGATGTATGACAACAATCAGGACTTATTTTTCATCTCAAAACAAGACCAATTATGAGCCACAAAGGAAGCTGGAGCAGGGTAAAAGACACTAAGTCATACCAAGACAATTACGACGAGATATTTAGAAAGAAACCAAATGAAACCACTACTGAGCATATTAACACCGACCTTACCGGAAAGGGCGGATTGGCTACACGCCCTACAATTCAAAATCCAAAAGCAAAACGATGCGGGGCTAGTTGAATGGCTTGCGTTGTCGGACAACCGGACGCGCAGCATCGGCGCAAAACGTCAAGCATTGTTGGACATTGCCAAGGGGGATTATATTGCATTTTGCGACGATGACGACGACATTGCCGACGATTACGTTGCCAGCCTACTAGAAGGCATCAAATCCGGCGCGGATGTCATTACGTTTAAGCAGCGGGCGATCTATAACGGGCTGGAATCCGAAGTGCATTTTGGCGCGAACAACCAAGACGGGCCGTTTAATCCTGGCGGAATCACACTCCGCGCACCGTGGCACGTTTGTGCTTGGAAGCGGGAAAAGGTGAAGGACTGCCAGTTTGGATTCAGTAACTACGGAGAAGATAAAATTTGGTGCTTGCAAGCCCGAAAACGCATCAGGACAGCGCATCATATCGATAAAGTGCTGCACACATACAGGCATGACGCATCCACAACCGCCGCGCCAGAAACAAAATGAATCACGACCAACTAAAGGAGCAACTAAGTAACCTTGAGTCCGAATATCGCAAGGTGAAGGACGAGTATAAGCAAAAAAGCAAGGATTACAAGTCGAGAATTAATGAGATTAAAAGGAAACATTCGATAGCGAAAAAAGAAGAAATAACCGACAGAGAAAGATTTGTAATGGAAAATGCACCCCTTGGCCTTGTCCATGTTGGGAAAATGATTGGGGTAACTTCAGCTAGGGCAGGTCAAATACTTAAAATTGCCAAAAGAAAGAAAAACAGAAAAGACAGGTTTGCAATCGACGCAGATTGACACCCGCCCCTAAGTTATGAGCCTTGATGCTTTTTTTGTCCGGCACCTAGACGAGCTTGATTCATCGCTTGGCGTTGTCACCATGACCTACGGCAATCAGTCGTTTTCCGTTGTCATGGATATGATCGACTCAGCGCAAGAGGGCGACATGGGCGGCATGGAGGGCGATATTAAGGCTACGGTAACAGCGCAAGCATCGGACGTTACCAGCCCGAATTCCATCTTGCACAAGCGAGTAACGGTTGACGGGACGCAATACCGAGTTGCGCGGGTTGCCGTTGGCTCTGTATCCATCCGCTTTGACCTGGCAGACGTAAACGCATCATAAGCCGATGAAGGTCGATTTCAAACTGGAGGGCGTGGACAGCACAAAAAAGCTGTTGAAGCTCTATGAAAAGCACCTTGGTAAGGGTGTTGCGGATGGGGTTAAG